TCAGATATGCTTTACTCTCCCCGAGAACTTGTACGAATTGGGAGAAATCCACGGTACAACCGTGCAGGACCGATGGGTGCCACGCGTCGTGTCCTTCGTGCAGGGGCTGCACGTGCTGGAGTGGTGTCTGCCCGCCGAGCTGGCCGGGCCACCTCTCTCGCTCGCGTTGGCGGGTACAACTTTGGTGTTGGTCCGGGTAAGGAGTTGAACTTCGTGGATACCACCGCCGCGGCCAGTGCACTGGACACTACTGGAACAGTCAACCTTCTCAATGGAACTTCTCAGGGTGCGTCTGCCTCTCAGCGCAATGGTCGACAGATTACCATGAAGAGCCTGCAGATGTACTCCGTAGTCAGTGGAGGCTCGACCGGAACTAGCGCCTCTGGGCGTTGTGCTATCGTCCTCGACATGCAGGCGAATGCTGCTATTTGTGCCATCACGGACATTTGGGACGCTGCGTCTGCGTTTACACTCCGCAACATTAGTAACATGGCGCGATTCAAAGTGCTCTACGACTCTGGCGTTGTGACCACGCAAGGTAACACGGTCACCCCGACCTCCGGGACCACTCAGCCAATTGATCTCTACCGGAAGATCAACATCCCTGTCCAGTACAACGTGAACTCTACCGGTCTTATTGGGGACATCCAGACTGGTGCTCTTGTGTTGTGTACGTTTGGAACCGAGGCGCCCGGCACTGCTGCCGCGACTCTCAGGTGGAGGTGTCGTGTTCGTTATGCCGACAATTAACGTGAAATGAACAGTAAACAGTAAATCAGTGCAATTATACTCTAATTTTTCTTTCTTATAAACTAAGTGTGCGGACTGAGGAAGTGGGCAAGGGGCGCCCCCGACGAGGCGCATGCCGAGGAGAGCCCCGTCGAACGACCGAAGGGAGTGAGTGCCCATGACGAAGGACCTTATCATGTCTAATCTAATAAGAGGTCTCATCCCTGTGATGGACGATTTACAAACTCCCAAAAACACGAATTACAATGAAGCCCTACCTGCGGAGCAAAAATTTTTTTTAGTGCTTAAGTATGTAGTTCGTTGGGTAGTCACATGTTAAGTATGTCTCTTTCTCTCCTTCTGCACAGAATTCCTATTACAGCTACTAAGATTGTGAACACAAAACAGGACCCTACTATCACTACTAACTCATTCATACAGAACAACTAGGCGCTTCTCCGTCGACGGAGGAGTAAGATGTTTCCTATGTTTCCGCGTATCCCGAATAGGGTAGCCAATCTTCGATTGTTTCTGAAGATCTAAAATTTATCTGCAAAGACGACAAAAACCTCCAAAGTCCCGCCCACTTTTTGATGATCACTGTGATCGCGCCAAAAAACGGACTAAAATTTATACGAAAGTATATAAGAACGGCAGCCCAACGAAGTTGGTAGTATTACCTGCCGTTCGTTGGTCGTCGTCCAAAGTGAGTAAGACCAACTGTTTCCCGCGTTTTTTAGTCTTTTTACTCTAACTTTTTTCTTTTTCTATCATAGCATGGCAAGCGAAGTGTTTCTCAATAACCGAGCGATTCATTGGTGCTTTACGCTCAATAACCCGGTGCCCTCGTCGCTCAAAGACCTAGGCCCCGAAGAATACGAATATCTCATCTACGGCCGTGAGATTGCTCCTCAGACCGGTACTCAGCACCTGCAGGGGTATGTCGCTTTCAAGAATCGTCGCTCTGGCCAGCAAGTCAAGAAGCTCCTACCCACCGCTCACTGGGAGGTCAAGTCCAAGAAGAGTACACCTCAGCAGGCCTCTGACTACTGCAAGAAGGATGGCGACTTTGTTGAGGACGGTGTTTTGCCCTCTGCACAGGGTGCTGCAGGCAATGAGGCTAACAAGGCCAAATGGGACGCTGTGCTTTCCAACGCCAAGTCCGGGCAAATCGATCTGATCGATGCCAAGATCCAAGTCGCTCACTACCGTACGTTGAAGCAGATAGAGTCTGATTATGCCATTAGGGCGCCGGACCTCACAGACGTGTGTGGGTTGTGGCTTTACGGCCCGCCTGGGTGTGGCAAGTCTCATCACGCTCGTTCTCTCCATCAGGATTACTACATCAAGCCCGCGAACAAGTGGTGGGACGGGTTCAAGCCCACTCAGCACCAGGTGGTGCTTCTGGAGGATCTCGATCCATCTACAGCATTCCTTGGTCACCATCTCAAGCTCTGGGCCGACAAGTGGTGTTTCGCTGCGGAGAAGAAAGGGTCAACTATTCAAGTCCGGCCCCAGCAGGTGGTGGTAACCAGCAATTACACTATCGAGGAGATATGGGGCTCAGATGCCAATCTGTGCGAGGCCATCAAGCGACGTTTCAAGTGCGTTCGTTTCGAGCCGAGGAGCTCTCTCTTCAGCCCGCTGAATTCCCTTGTCCAAGCCGGTGCACTAGCTGCTCAGCCGGAAGAGCCGATCGTTGTGGCACCTCCCTCTGGCCAGCGTCTGCGCAGACAAAATGCTATGATATGGGCCCCTGGCACATTCGATTGGGAAGAGGCTGAAAGCATCGACCTCACTCAGGACGACGGCGCAGGCGTCGGACCATCTATGTAGTGTGGGTGGTCGTGTATGTGTGTATATATATTCAATGGTTTAGTAAAAGCAGTTGGCTTTTAATTCATTTCTTTTTTTTTAATCATGGCTGCTTACGGAGTATCCTCAGATATGCTTTACTCTCCCCGAGAACTTGTACGAATTGGGAGAAATCCACGGTACAACCGTGCAGGACCGATGGGTGCCACGCGTCGTGTCCTTCGTGCAGGGGCTGCACGTGCTGGAG